GGCAGCTCCTGCGCAATCAAGGTGCCGTCTGACAACTGAAACAGACTGAGACTGAAACAAGCAAACCGATTTCGTACCGCGTTCAATAAGCGCGGATTGTCTTTGAGGCTTGGCTCCATTAATTTCAATCTCATATATAGTTCCGCCTCAAATTCCCACTCTTGGACGGACCAATCGAACCCCGAAATATCTGCACAAGCAGCTACGGCTCGACTGGATTTCATTTTAAGATCGGAGAACAGCTTTTGGGCCTGGTCTCGTAGGGCTAAGCCCATGCCAGGTTTGGAAGGAATTTCAGACCATAGAGAGATTTCAAATCGATTTTGCGCTCCAAAGAGCAGTCTCTCAACGATCTGATCCACGACGGAAACTGATGATATCAAGCGATATCTACGTTGCTTCATCTTCTTCCGGGTGTGCGGCTCCTGTTTGACAAATATTCTGACAGGATCGCAGAAGCCGTTCTCCACTAGATCAACTGCGGTAGCATGACTGAGATCAGCATCTGACGCAAGTAGCAACAGACGTTCGTATGCGCAGTTGACTAGCATAAGGCTGTGTTTACTGATTAGTTCCTCGTTGGTAGCAGCTATGGCTGCAAAAGGCGCCCCGGGGGAGGCGTCACGCTTGATTTCTGTACGAACGATTGATAACAGGCGTTTCTTCAATTCCACTTCATCCCATGAACGAAGCACGGGATCAACTGGCCCCCGAGGATACTTGAGCAGCAACCGATCGCAGGCCTCGATTAAGTTTGGCGGGGCTGGTACTGCGCGGTGGTTTTCTGCTTGGAGGGTAAGGGAGGCATATTCCGCGGCGGATCCGCGCTCTGGCCACGAGTACTCGTGGAGCTCGGGGAAGCGCTCCTGCGCTGCCTTGACCGCGGCTGACGGGATAGTGGCTTGGCATTCTCTGAATCTGACGGCGGAGCGTCCAACTTCGTGGAGAGGCATGCCAATTGGCTCCCTAATTTCTCTAGCAATGTGTTTTCCAGATCGGCTAT